AAAGGAAACTATAATTTTAAAGGCATCGGATACCCCGGAAAGTAAGGTGTAATGTACACAATTTATGTGTAAAACATTGTGTAGTAATGGTATTGATTAATCTTCGTTAGTACGCTAATATGTGTACAACAAAAGCAAAGAAACACACTTTGAAAAGGAGATTAAAACAATGTTAACTACAAAATTCGGTATTGAAATTGAGTTCACAGGAATAACAAGAAAAAAGACTGCGGAAACAGCGGCAGAGTTCTTAGGAGGAAGAACTGAACACACAGGCACATACTACGATATTTATACAGTCATAGCACCGGACGGACGTAAATGGAAGTTTATGAGCGACGGAAGTATACGATGCCAAAGAAAAGAACAAGGCAGAAAAATCGGAGCTTCGGATGAATACAGCGTAGAGCTTGTAAGCCCAATTCTTACATACAGAGAGGACATTGAAACACTGCAGGAGCTTATACGGCAGTTAAGGCATAAAGGAGCATTTGCAAATTCAACCTGCGGAATACACCTCCACCTTGACGGAGCGAACCACACTGCAAGAAGTATAAGAAACTTTGTGAATATAATTGCATCAAAGAATGACCTTTTTTATAAAGCACTTCAGATTAATACTGAAAGGACAAGATACTGTAAAAAGCTTGACAGCCATTTGGTTGAGAGCATGAACCGTAAAAAACCGAAAACACTAAAACAGATTGCAGATATTTGGTATGCCGGATACGGAAATGACAGAAACCTTCATTATCATCCATCGCGTTACTGTTTTTTGAATCTGCACAGCTTTTTCACCGGTAACCATACAGTTGAGCTGAGAGGCTTCAATTCAGAGCTGCATTCGGGCAAGATACGCAGTTACGTAGTTTTAGCACTTGCCCTTAATCATCAGGCATTAACACAGAAATGTGCATCGGCACGAAAAAGCCAGGAGGACAACGAAAAGTTCGCACTTCGTACATATCTTAACCGAATCGGATTTATTGGTGATGAGTTTAAAAATTGCAGGGAGCATTTGACTGCTCACCTCTCCGGCTCATCGGCATGGAGATTTAAAAACTAAGAACCACAAGCACCAATTGGACGGCAATGCCGTCCTTAAGGTGGTAGAAGACGATTTGAAAGGAGATTTTTTTATGCAGAAAAATTCAAAAAAGAGGTATTACATTGCCTACGGAAGTAACTTAAACACGATGCAGATGAGGTGGAGATGCCCCGGAGCAATAGTGATGGGAACGGCAGAACTTAAAGACTGGCGGTTGGTTTTTAAAGGCAGCAAGACAGGTTCTTACCTAACCATTGAACCTGCAAAAGGGTACACGGTCCCTGTTGCAGTGTGGGAAGTGAATGCTTCGGATGAGGCAAACCTTGACCGCTACGAAGGTTATCCGACCTTCTATTACAAGAAGGAGCTTGAGCTTGAATACAAGGGCATCACAAGCGGACGTAAGCGGAAAAGAACTGTGTTCGTATATATCATGGATGAGAGCCGACCATACGGTGTTCCGTCAAAGCATTACCTTGAAACCTGTGCATTCGGATACGATGTATTCAAGTTTGATATGAACATTTTAAGAGAGGCATATCGCTACAGCAAGGAGGTGTCGGGATGTTAAAGAATGAAAGGCACAAGGGACAAACCTGCCCCTTGTGCGGTAATATATATTTTGAACCACCTGCCCTTTCAAGAACAGATGGTAAAACCGCTATTTGTGCGGATTGTGGTACTCGTCAAAGTTTGAACTCAATCGGAGTTCCGAAAGAAGAACAGGATAAAATATTAGAAATAATACATCAATACAGAAGTAGGTAAATACATAGAGCTGGAGCAGAATCCGGCTCTGTAATATACACAAATTCTCTCCCAAAACATTGTATAATATACTTTTGAAATTAACTTGATAGTATCAGGATATTATGGTAATATGTGTACAACAAAAGGAACACGGAGGTTACCAAAAATGAAGGACGAAATCAGAAGATTGCAAAAGGATGGAGAATTTAAGTTCGAAGGACTTACAAGAGAGGAAAGCCGAAACAGAGCAACAAAACTTGCAAAGGCTGCAAGAAAAGACGATTTGAAAAACGGTATCGACTGCAAGTACGGAATTGCAAGAGATGCTTTCGGATACTACAGTGCAGTGGTTATCGGTTAAGGAGGGAATTTGAAAATGAAAAAAATTGAAGCTTTTGAACAGGCAATCGAAAACAAGGTCAAGGACTTAAGAGCAGAGGGAATTAACCCGACACTCTTCTGGGCTTACAGAGAAAGCATAGAAGCTGAGAACGAGAAGATAAACTTCTCAGAATGCATTTGGGAACATGACATCGAGGACATTGCAAACTGCCTCAAGGAAAACGGTATTTTAGAATTTACAATTTCAAGCACCTTCTCAAGCCTTATTGAAACCCTTGCAGAGTTCCAGAAGCATGGTTTTAAAATGGCAGGACTTACAGAGGTAAACGCAAGATACACCGCAATCTGCTCGGACGAAAAAGCAAAGCTTCCGGCAATCAGAATGATTCTTAGTGCGTGAGGAGGTAAGGACAATGAGTGAAAAAATAAAACATCCGAGTTTTGCAAACCTATACATTGGAAGAAGTCAGTGCAGCGGTAAAAAAGCATTGTTCGGAAGCTCTATAAAGCATCATGAAACCATAACCTTAAAAATATCTCCTGCATATTTAGACCGTAGTTTAAATACGGACAGATACTTTGCAGATACAATACCGTATATAGAAATTGAAATGAGCCAGTCACAGTTTGCACAGGCAATAACCTCACTTAATATAGGAGCAGGAGTTCCTGTTACATTAAGACATTTGAATGGTCAGTATATAGAAGAGTGTCCTTTTACAGATAAGCGTGAGCAGTTTAGAAATGAGTTTAAAAAGGACATGGTTAACCTTTCAAAGAAACTATCCGAAACTACAAAAAATGTTACTGACCTCATAAACTCCAAAAGGACATTTACAAAAGTTGATAAAGAAGAAATACTTAATGCCCTCAATTCTGTCACAAGACAGCTTGCATCTGATTACCCATATATGTATTCAATGTTTAATGAACAAATGGATAAGACAGTCGCAGAAGCGAAGGCAGAGATTGAAGGGCATATACAGTCGAGAATGGAAGATGTGGCATTGAAAGCTATGGATAAACTGAACGAACATGCAGAGCTGTTACAGCTTGATGAAAGAGTGTAATATACACAAATTCCGCTGTAAAACATTGTTTACTATACTTTTTGAAAATGACTTGATAAGTACCCGATAGTATAGTAATATGTGTACAACAAAATGGGAACACCCAAGGAAAACGGAGGAAAGATTAAAATGAGAGAATTTACAACTATTGAAAAACTTGCTATGAACAGTTCACCAAGCTACGATGCAATCGTAAGATACAAAGGTTTTGTATGCCTTGCAACCTTGAATTACAAAGGCGAATATGAAGCATCAATTTATGAGTTCATTGACGAGGCTGACGAATATGCTGAAATAGAATGCCGTTTGAGCCTGAACGAAAAAGCTACCATACCATTTAAAAACAGCGGAGAAGCAATTAAATGGTGTTTTGATAAAATAGATAAATAAGAAAATATTAAGCAGACGGAGCAAAGGCTCTGTTTGTCGTTACACGAGGCCTTACAAGGGCTTTTTTTATTGCCAAAAATGAAAGGAGGTGTTAGCTATGGCACAGGGCAGAAAACCGAAACCAACGGCTGTAAAACAGCTTGAGGGAAACCCAGGAAAGCGAGAACTTAATACTAAAGAACCAAAACCACAGAAGAAAGCTCCGGCGTGTCCTAAGTGGCTTGATGATGAAGCTAAAAAGGAATGGCGAAGGCTTTCAAAACAGATGGAGCAGATGGGAATTTTGACCGAAGTTGATATGACGGCATTTGCAGGGTATTGCCAGGCGTATGCAAGGTGGAAGGAAGCCGAGGAGTTCATATCAAAGCATGGTGCCATTGTAAAGACACCATCCGGGTATTGGCAACAGGTACCGCAGGTTGCAATTGCACATAAGTACCTTGCTATTATGAAAAACTTCTGTCAGGAGTTCGGACTTACCCCGTCATCACGGAGCAGAATCGCAGCAGAAAGCAATACAGATACATCTGATGATATGATGGAGAACCTTCTGAGCCTCGGAGGTGATAAGCCGAATGTATGATGAGGCAAAAGCAAAACGTGCTGTGAACTTCTTCAACTCATTAAAGCACACAAAAGGTAAATGGAAAGGTGTACCGTTTGATTTGCTTCCGTGGCAGGATAAGGTTATATCCGATATTTTCGGAACAGTAAAGGATAACGGATACCGTCAGTATAACACAGCTTATGTCGAAATTAGTAAAAAGAACGGGAAGAGCGAGCTTGCCGCAGGTGTTGCACTGTATCTTACCTGTGCTGATATGGAATGGGGAGCTGAAGTTTATGGTTGTGCATCAGACCGTCAGCAGGCAAGTATTGTTTTTGATGTTGCTGTTGATATGGTTGAGCAATGCCCGGCTCTTAAAAAAAGAATAAAACCAATTATGTCGGTCAAGAGACTTGTATATAAACCAACGAACAGTTTTTATCAGGTGCTTTCATCAGAAGCATTTACAAAGCACGGTCTGAATGTTCATGGCGTTATTTTTGATGAGCTTCACGCACAGCCGAACCGTGACCTTTTTGACGTTATGACAATGGGTTCCGGTGATGCAAGAACACAGCCGTTATTCTTCCTCATAACAACTGCCGGAACTGACCGGGAATCTATATGCTTTGAACAGCATCAAAAGGCACTTGATATTTTAGAGGGTAGAAAAATTGATTCGACATTCTATCCTGTTATTTATGGACTTCCCGATACAGAGGATTGGACAAAGGAAGAAAACTGGTATAAGGCAAATCCGTCACTCGGACACACAATTGATATTGAAAAGGTGAGAAATGCCTGTTTGAGAGCAATGGAAAATCCTGCAGAGGAGAACTTGTTCCGTCAGCTCAGACTTAACCAATGGGTAAAACAAAGCACACGCTGGATGCCGATGGAGAAGTGGGATGACTGCGATGAAATAATAGATATACGATATCTTAAGGACAGAGAATGCTATGCAGGACTTGACCTTTCAACAACACTTGACCTTACGGCGTTTGTTTTAATATTCCCGCCAAGAAACGATACCGAGAAATACATAATCCTGCCGTATTTCTGGATACCGGAAGACAATCTTAAAAAGAGAGTAAACCGTGACCATGTTCCATATGATGTATGGGAGGCACAGGGACATATCAGAACCACTCCCGGAAATGTGGTGGACTACCGATGGATAGAGGAAGATATAAAGAGGATTGCAAGTGAATTTGTAATTAAAGAAATAGCCTATGACCGTTACAATGCTACTCAAATCATATTAAACCTTATGGATGAAGGTCTTACAATGGTACCGTTCGGACAGGGATTTAAAGATATGAGTCCACCTACAAAAGAGCTGTTCACACTTGTTCTGAAAAATAAAATCATTCATAATATGCATCCGGTCTTAAGATGGAACTTTGATAATGTGTGTGTGGAAACGGATGCTGCGGAAAATATAAAGCCGTCAAAGAAACGTTCAACAGAGCGAATTGACGGAGCTGTTGCAACGGTTATGGGACTTGACAGAGCGGTAAGAAATATGAATGCAAATACCTCTTCCGTGTATGACGAAAGAGGTATTGTGGTATTATAAGAACACAAATGGTATCATTTTGGTTTTTAAATGCATAAAATATATTGACTTTTGAAAAAATATATGGTATAATAACATCGAAAGGAAGTGATTTTATGCCACAAGCAACGTTTAGTGTTCGTATGGAAGATGGTTTAAAGAAGGAGTTTGACAGCTTATGTGCTGATTTTGGTATGAGCATGTCGACTGCAATCACTGTTTTTGCAAAGGCTGTTGTTCGTGAAAGAAAAATACCTTTTGAAATTTCAGCATCAGAACCATTTTATTCTGAACAAAATCAAAAGTATTTAATGCAATCATTACTTGCATATAAAGAGGGTAAGCTTACACAGCATGAATTGATTGAGGTGGAAGATGAATAAATTGTGGACTGATGATGCATGGGAAGACTATGTATATTGGTCTACTCAGGATAAAAAGACTTTAAAAAGGATTAATCAACTTTTAAAAGATATTGACAGAAATGGTAATAATGGATTAGGTAAGCCGGAACCATTAAAATATGAGTATCAAGGTTTTTGGAGCAGAAGAATTGATGATGTTAATCGTTTGATTTATAAAATTGAAAATGATAATGTCATAATCCTACACTGCAGAGGACATTATGAATAATATTAATATAGCATCTATCAATATGGTAGGTGCTTTTTTCATGCTTGAAAACGGGAGGAATGTATATGAATATTTTAAAATCATTTTTTAAATCAAGAGATAAACCGAGAAACTCGGCTGTAGGTACAGGTTGGTTTCATGTCGGGCGTTCCTGGGCAGGAAAGTCTGTTACTGAAAGGACAGCATTGCAACAAACAGCTGTGTATGCCTGTGTGAGAATCATCGCAGAAACCATTGCAAGCCTGCCACTTCATTTTTACAGATACACAGATGAAGGTAAGGAAAAGGATTATACCCATCCCTTGTATCGGATACTACATGATGAACCGAATCCTGAGATGACTGCATTTGTTTTCAGAGAAACAATTGTGAGTCATCTTTTGCTTTGGGGAAATGCCTATGCACAGATTATCCGAAACGGTAAGGGTGAGGTGATGTATCTATATCCTTTACTTCCTGACAAGATGGCCGTTGAACGTTCGGATGTTACCAATGAAATCTTTTATACATATATGGATACCAAAGATAAGATGTACAGGCTCAGCAGTAAAGAGGTCCTGCATATTCCGGGACTTGGCTTTGACGGTCTTATCGGATATTCTCCAATTGCAATGACAAAAAATGCAATAGGACTTTCAATTGCAGCAGAGGAATACGGAAGCAGATTCTTTGCTAACTCTGCAAACCCAAGCGGTGTGCTTGAGCATCCGGGTGTTTTAAAGGACCCGAAGAAAATCAGAGAAAGTTGGAACGAGGTATACGGAGGTACAAGCAACTCCCATCGGGTAGCTGTTTTGGAAGAAGGTTTAACATTTAAACCTATATCAATACCACCAAACGATGCACAGTTTTTGGAAACAAGAAAATTTCAGATAAATGAAATATGCAGAATATTCAGAGTACCTCCGCATATGGTTGCTGACCTTGAAAAGTCATCGTTCTCAAACATAGAACAGCAGAGCCTTGACTTTATCGTAAACACCATAAGGCCGTGGCTGATAAGAATAGAACAGAGCATTTGTCAGAAGCTTTTGCTTCAGGATGAAAAGAGCATATATTTTGCAAAGTTTAATGTAAACGGAATGCTCAGAGGTGACTTCACAAGCCGTATGAACGGTTATGCAATCGCACGTCAGAACGGTTGGATGAATGTTGATGAAATACGAGAGATGGAGGATATGAATAAGCTTCCGAAAGGCATGGGAGGGGACAGGTATTTATGCAACGGAAACTTTGTTGACTTGGCTCACGCAGGTTTGTGGGCAAACGAAAACGGGAACAAAATAGAAGAAGGTGAAACAGAAAATGAGTAAGTTTTGGAAATTTAAGAAATTAACAAACAAGACGGAAACAGAAAATGAAACAGTAACTGAAACAGAAAACGTCCTTATTTTAAATGGCATAATAGCAGAAGAAAGCTGGTGGGGTGACGAGATTACTCCGGGATTGTTTAAAGATGAGCTTTCCAATTACAAAGGCGATTTGACTGTGTTTATCAATTCTCCGGGTGGCGATGTGTTTGCCGCAAATGAGATATATAACGCACTAAAGGAACACAAAGGAAAAGTCACTGTTAAGATTGACAGCCTTGCCGCATCAGCTGCTTCAGTTATAGCGATGGCAGGTGACTTTGTATATATGTCTCCTGTATCAATGTTTATGTGCCATAATCCGAGTATGATGCTTTATGGTGAGGTGTCAGAGCTTGAACAGGGCATTGAATTTTTGAACGAGGTAAAGGAATGTATCATAAACGCCTACCAAAATAAAACGGGACTTTCAAGAGCGAAGATTTCAAAAATGATGGATTCGGAAACCTGGCTTAATGCAAAAGCAGCACTTGATTTAGGTTTTTGTGATAAAATCCTCTATACTGAAAATTCAAAAAAGGAAGAGGACGATGAAGAAAAGGATGTTGTATTTGATAAAAATACAATGGTTACAAATACAATTTCTGCAATGCGTAAGAAACTGAAAACCATACCAAAAGAACCAACCGGAACAGATATTTCACAGCTTGAAA